ATTATTTCGACCTTGGAATGGCCGGGACTGACGAAGAATGGAAGTCCTGGCATCTCACAACGTACGACAATCCATTAATCTCTCGGTCTGAAATTGAAGCTGCAAAGCGTTCAATGAGTACGATGGCCTTCAAGCAGGAATACATGGCTTCGTTTGATACGATGGGGGCCGACATATTCAAGGAAGAATGGTTTAAGTCTGGCCCTGAACCGAAGAATGGGAGTTACTACATCGCAGTCGATCTGGCTGGATTCGAGGATGTGAGCGACCCGAATAAAAAGAAGCATTTGGACGATACAGCTATTGCGGTGGTGAAGATTACTGACGAGGGAACATGGTGGGTAAAGAAGGTTGATATGTTCCGAAAGGATGTAAGGGAAACTGCTGTGAGAATCCTCATGGCGATCAGGACATACAAGCCTATCTGCGTGGGGATAGAAAAAGGAAGTTTGATGAGGGCGGTGATGCCGTACCTTACTGATCTTCAGAGGAAGAACAATGTATATGCCCACATTGAAGCAATATCGACTTCCGGTTCAAGCAAAAAAGGAGTTGATGCAATTGCCAATCGCGTGATCTTCGCATTGCAGGGCCGGTTTGAACACGGCAGGATAATATTCAGTGATGACGGCAACCATGACAAGCTGAAGGATCAGTTGCTAATGTTCCCTTCACAGAAGGTTCACGATGACGGGGCCGACGCGCTAAGTTTGATAGCGCATCTCCATGAAACTATTTATGGCGACCAGAACGAAACAGCAGAGGAATGGGAACCTGTTGATTTAGTCGCTGGAGTGTGATAAGTTACTAACCGGATAGGTTCTTACCGCAGTCAAGGAGTAAAGATGGACGCCGACAAAGTGAATTTCGAGAATACAGGGCATGTCGTGGATGACACGACTGAAGAACCGGCGACCATCTATTACGAGCCTACCGAGAACGACAAGGAGCTTACGGCCTTTGTCAGCGACCACTGTGAGCGGTGGCGGGAATATAGGGATCAAAATTACCAAGATCTGTGGGACAAATACGAGCGCATCTGGCGCGGCGTGTGGGACGCAAGCGATAAGGCACGGGAATCCGAACGCAGTCGGGTAATCTCCCCGGCAACACAGCAGGCCATCGAGACACGCCATGCCGAGATAATGGAAGCGATCTTCGGCCAGGGCGAGTTTTTCGACATCAAGGACGATATTGAGGACAAAACCGGCAGCGTCGATGTTGAGGTGATGAAAGCGAAGCTGTACGAGGACTTCGCGCAGGACAAAATCCGCAAAAGTATCGACCAAATCACGCTGATGGGCGAGATTTACGGGACGGGCATCGCCGAAATCACTGTCGGCAGCGAAAAACAGTACAAACCCATGCAGGTTCCGATTGACGCGCAGACTGCTGCGTATGGGGTTGGTGAAAAAGACCGGATTTCCGTCAAATTGGCCCCGGTAAATCCGAGAAATTTCCTGTTTGACCCGAATGGAACGTCGATTGACGACTGTATGGGCGTGGCGATTGAGCGATATGTCTCGATCCACAAGATTGCACAGGGAATTGCGTCTGGAAAGTACCTGAACGTCGATATTGGAGCGATGTACGACTCTGACGACATCGAGGCGACGACCGAAGCGAGGAATTTCGAGGACGACAAGGTAAAACTGCTGACCTACTACGGTCTTGTGCCGCGTGAGTACCTGTCGAAAGAGGAATTTGCTGAAATTGAAGGCGTTTCTGAGTCCATAGAAGACTATTCCGACATGGTTGAGGCGATCATCATCATCGCCAATGACGGAACACTGCTGAAAGCCGAAGAATCCCCCTACATGATGAAGGACAGGCCGGTTATCTGCTATCAGGCGGATACAGTGCCAAATCGCCTGTTGGGGCGCGGAACTGCCGAAAAAGCATCCAATATGCAGGCCGCAGTCGATGGTTCGATGCGCTCACACATGGACGCACTGGCCCTGACGGTTGCTCCGATGGTAGCGATTGACGCTACCCGCTGGCCGCGAGGCGCGAAGTTCGAGGTCAAGCCCGGAAAGGGCGTGATGACCAACGGAAACCCGAATGAAATCCTGTTGCCGTTCCATTTCGGTACAAACGACGGTGCGGCGATGACCACCAGTAAGGAATTCGAGCGCATGTTGCTGATGGCGACGGCGACGATTGATTCCAATGGATCGGTATCGCAGGTTGCGCGTGATACGAACATGGACATGGCGACGGCGACCATGATTAAGAAGTACAAGCGTACTCTGGTGAATTTCCAGGAGGACTTCCTGATCCCGTTCATCTGCAAGGCCGCGTGGCGATACATGCAGTTCGCACCGGAGCGGTATCCGAGTGCTGATGTGAAGTTCATCCCGACTGCGACTCTTGGCATCATTGCGCGTGAGTACGAGCAGAAGCAGTTGGCATTCCTGATTCAGACTCTTGGGGCGCAGTCTCCGCTGACGCCGATACTGATGCAGGGAATAATCAGGAATTCCTCGCTGAACAACCGCGAGCAGATGCTTGAGCAGATGGCGAAGCAATCGCAACCCGATCCGCAGCAGCAGCAGATGGCGCAACAAAACGCCATGCTCGACATGAAGGTTAAGAACGCAGATGCCACAAAGAAAGAAGCCGAGGCGATGAAGGCGCAGGCTGAAGCTGAAGCAACACCACTTGAGGCAAAAGCGAAAATTATCTCGGCATTGAGCAATAACCTTGACGACCAGCAAGAGGGTAGGGATTTCGAGCGAAGGGCAAAGATTGCCGAGTTGATGCTCGCCGAGAAGGACATAACTAGCAACGAGAATATCGCCAAGATGCAGATGGAAGTAGCACGCGAGAAGAACATGAAGGACAAGGAATACGTGGATCAAGCGGCACAAGCAGCATAGGAGCAAAGATGTTTCAGCGGTTGGTTGATCTACTGAAGCCTGATGTAAGCACTGAGGCTAAACTTACTGCTGTCACGGTGACGGTAGGTAAGGCACTGGAACGACTGATTGACAGGGTTGATACGCACGAAATCAAGACGCTGATTCCTTTGCGCGACGGGGTTGATGGTCGGGACGGGAAAATCGGCCCTAGGGGTCTGAAGGGCGATAAGGGTGATCCTGGACGCGACGGGATAGGTCGAGATGGAAAAGACGGACGCGACGGGAAGGATGCAGTAGGGAAGCCTGGAAAAAATGGAGTTTCGGTTGTTGATGCAGAGATTGCGGTTGATGACCACCTAGTATTCAAGCTGTCTGACGGGAAGATCATTGATGTTGGCGAGTTGCCAACAGTGGATGCAGGGAAGATTCAGCACATCGTATCAACGTCACTACAGAACAATCAGATAACAGTTTCAGCAGTCGCACCAAGTAATCCATCGGTCAATGACCTTTGGTATGACATAAGTTAGGAAATCAATATGGCTTCATACGTCAAATACCAGTTGGGCATCGAAAAGATGATGGAAGCCGGTAACGCTGGTACAGATACTTGGCAGTTGATTCTGTCGAATACCGCGCCAAACGTGGCTACACACACCACGGCGGCAAGTGCTACCGAGTTGGGTACGGCGGGGGGTTATACCGCAGGCGGCGTGAATTGCACGATCACTTCGGCAGTCTCTACAGCGGGCGTCTATAAGGTGATCCTCGCGGCTCCGGCATCTCCGACATGGACGGCTTCAGGCGGCGGTTTCACATTCCAGTATGTCATCCTCTACAACCTGACGCTGACGCAGTGCATTGGATATTGGGACTATGGCACGCCCGTAGTGATGAACGGAACGAATGGCGACACCTTCACTCCGACGCTTGATGCGGTGAACGGCGTTTTCACGGTGACTTGATATGCACAAGATGAGCCGTGGCAAGGCCACTCACAGCGACAGACTGGAACGCTGGCTCGGCAAGGATAAGGTCGAGTCTTTGTCACAAGGTTATGGAAAGTTTTATTGGCCCATCAGAATTAATGGAGTGCCTGGACAGGTCTACATCATGCCCGGTGGCGACTTCGCGGGTGAGATTCAGGCGGGATCGTTTTGCAACAAGGAAGAAGGTGCGGCGAGAACCCTGAAGCGGCTGATGTTGAAGGCCGAAAAGAAAGTGCGGGAGCATAAGGTGCTCGGCTTGTTGATTGACATGATTAAAGCCGAAGATCACAGGCTTGCGAGTATTGGCGCATTCGCCTCAGTCGACGCGGTAATCGCAGCCTTTACCGGGGGCAAGGGCCAGCAGATGTACTTCTCGAAGACCGGGATTGCGTCGAACGCCATCGGCAATAGCAACGATCTGTGGTCGCGGGCTGGCTCGCCAGCGGCAGGGGCGGCAGGCGCAGCAGCACCGGGCGGTACTGCGTGGAGTGCTACCAGCACCGGGGCGATGGGGCTGAAGAACTTAGGCACCGCCGGAACGATGCACTACCTGAACTGGTCGCTGGCTGCGTCGATTATCAACAACAGCCTTTTGCTGTACGACCGGCTGTTTTCCGTGGCCGCAGGCAATGCGCTGACAACAGGCGCTGAGATCGCGGTGACAGGGGTTCCAACGCGCTACCAGAATGGCACGCCGGGTAACGATGCCTACATCGGCGGTAACTTCGCATTCCCAGCCTGCATAACTACGGTTCTTGCGAACACTGCGCACAACTGGGATGCTGGCGGCGGTGCGGGGGTGGGCATGACCTACACCGACCAAGACAGCGCAGCATCGAATATGCCGCTTGCGACAGGCGTCGCGGCGTGCGTAGTGGGCGGTATCGACCTCGCTGCAGGACAGAGTTCATGGTTCGCACCGTTGGCGACTGGTGATGTGGGAGTCAAGGCGATAACCAATATGAGCGCCTCGGCGGCAGTGGCAACGGGCGTGCTGGACTGGGTGATAGGGCATCCGATTGCCATCAACTCCTGCCCTGTGGCAAACCTGTCTTGCCTCGATGACGGACTATATACGTCGCTGAACCTGATGCACATTGAAGACTCGGCCTGCCTGTCGTTTATCGAGCTACCCAAACCCGCGACGAACATCACTACTTATAGTGGATTGGTTCGCGTTGTAGGAGAGTAACCTGTGGCTGATACCGCTGCCAAGCGACGGCGCCTGCGACTGCGAGGTAATGGGATACTCTACGCACCAAAGGGTGCGTCGATGGCCCCGGCGGTTCTACCGCTAAAATCTACCGGAGGCTCGCCCACATCGTATGTTCTAACTTGTGCTGCAGGGGCTTACAATCTAAGCGGCGTAGCGGCAAGTTTGAAGGTAGCACACGGTCTGATTTGCGATGCAGGGGCATACAGTTACAGTGGCGTGGCGGCAAGCCTCAAGGTTGCTCACTCTTTGGTTTGCGATGCAGGGGCTTACGCTTACACGGGGAATGCAGCAACACTGGATTACGTTCCCGGCGCAGCAACGGTCAATTACACATTGGCCTGTGATGCAGGTGCGTATGTATTAAGTGGCAAGACATCAGTATTAACTTATGTACCAGGTGTTAGCATACGACTCAAGCGGTGGAATGGTAGTTCGTGGGAGGCAAAGACGCTGAAACAATGGACTGGAACAGCATGGCAAGCCAAGACACTTAAACGCTGGAACGGGAGCGCATGGGTATGAAGAAACTAGCACAAGGAGCAATAACTACCGGAGGAGGAACAACCCTCTACACCACGCCTACTGGTATGCGTACGGAGGTACTTGACCTGTGCATAGCGAACACGACGAACGGCGCTTTGACGGCAGCAATACACCTTGTCCCGACGGGTGCAAGTGCATCGACAGCAAACATGCTGTTCCCTACGGTAACGATTCCGGCGAATACGCTGATCCAATGGACAGGATCGCAAGTCTTGAATGCTGGCGATTTCATTCTGGGTATCGGTTCTGCTTCCGGAATCACAGTCACGGCAAGCGGCCTTGAAGGCAGGGCAGGCACATGATTACCGAATATCCGCAAAGAACGCGAATCAATGGAGGTACGCTTGGCACAGGCGACCTAACAGAGGACGCATGGGGTATCCAGAAGGTATCCCTTCCAATGTCTTTGTTCCACGGGATGTTCACCTTCGACATCTCTCCGAAGATGTGGTTCATGTATGAGAATGGGACGCAGGTTTATACCAGCACGAACATTGTTTCGACAGATGGGGCTGGAGTTCTCACAACGTCTGCTGCAAAGACTGCGCTGATCCTTGAATCCCGTGAGTGTCCTCCATATCAGCCGAATCGTGGGGTTCTGTTCTCGTCAGCATTGTGGTGTCCAAGCAAGACGGCTGACGGGGTACGCGAGTGGGGGGTTCAGACAAGTGACGCGGGGGTGTTCTTCCGGCTCAAGGCTAATGGATTGCTGTACGCTGTTCGCCGGTCACTGACCGTAGAAGTCGCAGAGGAACTCATCACGACGACAGGAGTATCGGGCTTCGACGTGCAGAAGGGCAACATCTATGACATTCAGTACCAGTGGCGCGGCGTGGGGAACTATCTGTTCTTCATCAACAACGTGCTGGTTCATACGATGTCGCTTCTAGGCACACTGACAGCGTTGAGCATGAGCAATCCAGCACTGCCAGCCAGTTACAAGGCAACTCGCACAACGGCTGATGTGGCACTCCACATAGGGTGCTGCGACATCACCTCCGAGAACGGAAAAGAGACTGACGAGGAGGCTGCATCTGCCTACGCCGCCGCTGTTGCGACGAACGGCGCAGACATTCCTGTTCTGGTCATCTACAACCCGCTGACGATCAACGGCAAGGTCAATACGAGGACGGTACACCTACACTCCATCGGCTTGAACAACACGAAGAAATGCACGTTCAAGTTATGGCGCACTCGCAGTGCCGGCGACATCACCGGCGAGACTCTAGTTGCAGGCTATGGCGGGAAGTACAGCTATGTACAGTCCGACTCCACCGACATGAACGCAGGGGCGGTACGGGCGACGGCAATAACGGTTGCTAACCTGGAGTTCATTGACGCATTCAATGTGGAGGCTGGAGTTGGTGTTCAGCACGAATTCCCGAATAGTCATGTTGAATTAAACATGGTTCGAGGAGATTATCTGATCGTGGCGAATAACTCAATTAATGGATCAAGCGATGTGGTTATTCGCTGGGGAGAAGAGTTGTGATGACGCCAGAACTGCAACGCTATTATGAGCAACGACTGAGCATGATGGGAGAGGAAGCGTGGAAGGATTTAATGTTTGATGTCGAACAGATGCTTGCCGCGACAAACGACCTTTCATCGGTACAGGACGAAAAGACGCTTCACTTTCGGCGCGGGGAAATCAGTATCATACGGTGGTTACTAAGTTTGCAGTCGGTGAGCGAACAGGTCTATGAGGAGAAGAAACTTGAGACAACTGATTGACATGCGGTGCACTGCCTGTGGCAGGACGGCGGAGCGGTACATTGCAGAAGATAGCGTCCCATGCGCGTGTGGCGGGACGATGAACAAGATCATCGGGATGCCTAGAATCGCTCTGGACGGAACTGATCCGGGGTTCCCCGGAGCCTATGACCGTTGGGCTTCGATACGCGAGGCCAATGCCCGTGAAAAGAATGCCCGGAAAGAATCAAGGGGTGAATAGTTGACAGGTTAGCAAGTATCCGTTATAAAGCATTCAAATCGTAGCTTCTACTTAGGGAGTGGCACAAATGGCTGAAATCCAAGACGTCGAACAGGACGTCGGTGAACTTGAAACTGTGGCTGCGGAAATCGAGGCCCAGAGCGCGGAAAGTAACGAAGTAAAGCCGGAAAGCATAGTCTCTCAGGAATTCCCGGAGCGGTATCGCGGGAAAACTGTAAAGGAGATTATCGAACTCGCTGAAAAGGACAAGTCGAATCTTGGCCGATACGCGAATGAAGCTGGCGAACTTCGGAGACTTGCCGATGAGCTAATCAAGGCACAAATTAAGCCAAAGGAACAAGAAGAGCAGCCCAAAGAGGTAGATTTCTTCGAGAACCCGCAAGAAGCAATTCGTAGGCAGATCGAGTCGAACCCGCGTGTGCTACAGGCCGAGCAGTACGCTCTAGCCGCACAACGGGCGCAGGCACAGCAGAAGTTGGCGCAGTTGCATCCCGATTTCGGGCAAGTCGTCCAGGACGCAGAGTTTGCGAAGTGGGTAGGCGAATCCAAGGTGCGGGTCAAACTGTTCAAGGAAGCTGAAGGCTACGATGTCGATGCAGCAGACGAGTTGTTAAGTACCTTCAAGCAGTTGCGACAGATTAAGGCTGCAAAGCCGGATGTTTCGGTGCCGGATGAGGAAAAAGCCTCCCGCACCAAAACGCTACAGTCTGCCGCAGTTGATACCGGAGGTTCTGGCGAGAGTTCAAAGAAGGTTTACCGAAGGTCTGATCTGATTAGATTGAAACTTCGTGACCCTTCCAAGTTCGATGCGATGCAGAATGAGATTGACGCAGCGTATCGAGAGGGGCGAGTAAAGTAACACTCGCTTCGGTGGGGTCTAACCTGACATTTTAGGAGACTCTCATGGCTTACCCCACTGGTATTACCACCGTATCGACAGCCGGCTACTTCGTACCGGAACAATGGTCTGACGAAGTTGTTGCCGCATACAAGGCGAAACTGGTCGTCGCCAACCTCACCCGCCGCATGAACTTCAAGGGCAAGAAGGGTGACACCATCCACATGCCCGTTCCGGCCCGTGGCTCTGCATCGGCTAAGGCTGCTGCTACCCTCGTTACCGTTGTTGCCGACAGCAACTCGGAAATTCAGGTTCTCATCAACAAGCACTACGAATACTCGCGCTTCTACGAGGATATCGCCGAGATGCAGGCTCACGCCTCCATGCGTCAGTTCTACACGGACGACGGCGGCTATGCGTTGGCGAAGCAGGTCGACCAAGACCTGATGCTGTTGGGTCACTACTGGCAGTCCGGTAACGGCACTGTCTCCCTGACGAATGCGTGGGAAACCGCGAAGATCGGCGGCGACGGTTCGACGGCGTTCGACGGTTCCGGTGACGGCAACGGCACTGCAATTACCGATGTGGGTCTGCGTACCGCGATTCAGTTGCTGGAAGACAGCGATGTGAATTCCAGCGAACTGAGTCTGGTGATCCCCCCGGTCGAAGCCAAAGTGCTGCGTGGTATCCCGCGCTTCACTGAGCAAGCCTTCGTGGGTTCTGGCGATACGATCCGCACTGGTCGCCTCGGCAACCTGTACGGCGTGGAGATTTTCCAATCGTCCAACTGCCCGTGGCTGCATTGCGAAGCAACCGACGATGCCACGGCTACCCTGTTCTCGGGAACTGCTTCGGCTACCACCGGAACTGATGCGTTCGGCCTGTCGTATGACTTCACTGGTCACTCGGCTACCAAGTACCGTGTCTGTTCGTTGTTCCACAAGGAAGCCAACGTCCTTGTTGAGCAGCAGTCGGTTCGCACTCAGGCTCAGTACAAGCAAGAGTACCTCTCGACTCTGGTGACGGCTGACACGGTGTATGGCGTGAAGAACCTTCGCGGATATGCTGGCGTGGCTCTGATCGTTCCGGCCTGATGAATCCGGGGGAGGCTTCGGCTTCCCCCACTTAACTTGAAAGGAGATTCATCATGGCGAATACAATCACGGTTGATCGTGTTGAACAGGGAAACAAGCAGTTCCAAGGCGCATTCAGTGAGATGTGGGCTGTTACCGGAACCATTTCAGATCAGGACGCAGTTGCTATCGGTGACACCCTGTCGGTCAACATGACTGTTCCTGGCGTTGCTCTCGGTGACATGGTTATCGGCACGAGTCTCACTGTCGATTACTTTGACGCTGGTGGTGATGGTGCTGTTATAGGAGCGTCTGTTGGCTCTGCAAACACGGTTCTTTTCACCATCCATGCTGACGTTGCGGAGTTCGCGGCTGATGCCTTGAACGGTGCGACAATCAAGATTCTCGTCGGGCGTCCAGCCTGGTAATAACAGCCCCCTCTTCGGAGGGGGTTCTTGCATTGGAGAACAGACATGGATGTAAACTCATTCGGCCCACTCTTGCTTAGCCCTACTGCGGTAGATGCCGATGGTGTCTGCGCTTCGCAATCTCCGGGGGCAGGGGCAATCCTAATTAACGGAGCATTCGCAACGGCGGGTGTTGCAACGATTACTCTCAACGGAGCGCATCTTGTCCGACTGACTTCGGGCGGAAACGATGCAGGTATCACATTCACCTTTACCGGAACCGACTCAAACGGTCGGGCGCAATCGGAAACGGTTGCGGGTACGAATGCTGGCAACTCGAATACAACCAAGTATTTCAAGACGATCACTGCGATTACGGCATCTGCTGCAGTAGCCACGACAATCGTTGTCGGCAACCTGATAGACTCAGTATCGAACACCATCAACCCGAATCTGGATACTTCGCCAATCGCCATTGGAATTGGTGTGACATTGGTTAGCGGAACTGTTACCTACAAGGTTCAGCATTCCTACCAAGACGGTCGCAGTTCGCATCCGTCGCTCTGGTTCGACAACTCTGCAGGCGCAAAGTCTGCGTCATCCGAAGCAACATATTCGGCCCCTGTTGCGTGTATTCGACTGCTTGTTTCAGCGTCGGCGTCGGCGGTACTGAGTGCTGCGGTGGTGCAGGGTGGTTAAATTTCGTTGCAAGCGCAGTGGCAACTTTGTAGCGTTCTCAAGCGAGGACGACATTCGCCACATGCGTACTCACGAAGGTTACGAGGAGGTAGGAAATGAAGCCCATGCCGATGAAGCCGTCAAAGTCACGCAAGCCGCCGAAGCGCAAGAAGTGCTGAAACCGAAGCGAGGAAGGCCGCGCAAAGAAGAAGTGATGGAGATTTGATATGGCAACATACGCTAATGGATTGATCGAGTGGGGGGGCGGGGCGGGGCAACCTGTCTATGTGAAGCAACCGGACGGATCAATGAAAAACGTGGGCGCTCCAGAACACGGAGAGTCTGCCTCGTATGTTGCTAGGGCTGTCTCTGACCCTCAAGTAGAGAAGGTAATCGCCCTCTACAACGCCAATCCTTCGTATCTGAACAACGAGCAGAGAGCATTCATTGCCGCTGGCATGGGAGGTCTGGATTCGTTTGGGCAAGGGTACAGATGGGGAGCGCAGAATCTTTTTGACAATGTTTTCGACCCACAACAAGCCGGATACTTGCTTCAGTCTGGATTTGCAAATTACCTGTCTCCAGCAGACGTTTCCGCAGGACAGCAATTCAACTACGATCAGTCACCGGCGCAACAGTCAGCGCGTGATGACGATGGCGGGTTATTCAGCAATCCATTAATGATGGCAGCCCTGATTGCCGGTGGTGGCTATCTGCTTGGCCCTGCTGGTGCTGGATTGTGGGGTGCAGAAGTGGGGGCTGGCTCTGGAATGCTAGGTTCTGGAATGAGCGCAGGACAACTAAGTTCATTGGGAATGAATGTCGGCTACGGAACGGCTTTATCAGGGACTGCTGGCGCATTGGGAGGAGCGGCAGCGTTATCGAATGCAGGGGGCGGTATGCTTGAAGGAACTGATTGGTGGAACGAACTTACTGACTACGGTAGCGGGGCTGGAACTAGCGGAGGATCGTCGCTTGATCTTTCAAGTCTATATCCTGACTTCACAAACTACTCTGGGCAAATGTCGAGCATTCCTGGGCTTGAGCAATCGCTTACGCAGGTTCCGTTGAACCTATCTGCTGGCGCTGGACTTGCATCTACTCCGTGGTATCAACAACTTCTCCAACAAGCCGCAGATAACCCACTCGGAACCGCAAATCAAACCCTGAAAGCCCTGAATTCCT